TAACATTAACATCTGCATTTGCAGCTACTGTTACATTACCTAACTGAAGGGTACCTATTACTCCAGTAACACTTACATTTGCATCCGCGCTAACTGTTGCATTACCTAGCTGAGTAGTTCCTACTACTCCAGTAACATTAACATCTGCATTTGCAGCTACTGTTACATTACCTAACTGAAGGGTACCTATTACTCCGGTAACACTTACATTTGCATCTGCTGCTACCGTTGCTGTCCCAAGCTGAGTAGTTCCCACTACTCCAGTAACATTGACTCCAACACCTTCAGCTACTGTTACATTACCTAACGCAGTGGTTGCTTCTAGACCAGTAACATTAATGTAGTTATTAGTCTGTGTTGTTACAGTACCTAATTCGGTTGTACCCTCAACACCCGTAACATTTACATTTGCAACGCCAGTCGCATCGGCTGTGCCTAATGCTGTTGTTCCAACTACCCCTGTTACATTAACACTTGCACCCGCAGTAGTAGTTGCTGTGCCAAGCTGAGTAGTTCCGACTACCCCTACTAAATTTACATTGGCTGCTGCAGTAACAGTTGCAGTGCCAAGTGCCGTCGTTCCAACTACACCGGTTACACTAACCTGTGCTGATATGCCCCCTTGTGAGGAAAACGGGGCACTTGAAAAAGGGCTATCTGAAAACATTTAGAGCACCAGCCATCTTGATCCTGTCGGAATGGTAACTGTAACACCTGTAGATACAGTCATGGGCCCTGTGCTCGTAGCATTATATCCAGAAGGAATACTATAGTCTGTTCCTACTGTTTTATTATTAACAAATAATCCATTTGACGCTGTCATTTCTTGTCCAGTGATTTCACCAGACACATCAACATCTCCGTTGCTGTCAGCGTACACGGATTTACCTGCAGGGTAAACAACGAATACGTCTTTATCTCCCGCAGAGAAATTAACTAAACTACCAGAGTTAGAAGAAGCTAAAACTGTATCACGAGATAAAGTAGTACCTGATGCTGTATAAGTACCTAGACCTACTTCCCACTCATCACTTCCTGTAAGTACGATTGTATAGTAAGTAGTGTTACCATCACCAATAACTGAAAAAGCTTGATAGTCTGCAACCGCGCCCGCGAGCGTGACAGTCCCAGTCCCAGTTGTGGCTGAGGTTTCCTTTACTCTGTCTTTTAGAACAAGAGCCATAATAGCCTCCTAATTAGGCTATACGGATAATAGCGTTAGAAGAATCCGCTGTTGGGAATATAACTGTAAAATCCCCGTTAGTTGAGGTCTTATCTCCACCAAATGCTAATACCGCAACTGCTTTATCGCTTTGAGTGCTGTTATAAACTAAAGCTCCGTTTGCTGTGATTGTCGATGCTGACCATGTTGTGTCTGCAAAGTCTAACCACGCAGTAGTTGAAGTTGATGTAGGCGTTTGTGAAACAGACAGCGTATTACCACCAGCTGAATAGTTACCTGTGCTTGGTACTTCGTTTGATGTTGTGTATGCTGCAGTTGTTGCATCTAGTGTTGCTGAAGAAGTGTATAATGCGATTTTAAATGTATCAGCAGTAGTACTTCCCCTTGTTACTGTTGTTCCAAAAGCGTGAATGCCGTTAAGCAAATCAACTTTGAAACTCGTAGCCATTGCTTGGGAAATTGCCATGTTAAGTCTCCAAAAGTTTAATTAGTTCAGAATGCCCCGCTTCTCGCAGTTTATTCGCTATTGTTGTGCGGTCTGATTGAACCGCTTGTTTTAAGTACTTAACCAGAACTTCTCTGATATAGTGCTTAAAAGCTTCTGCCTGATCTCTAATGAGAGGGTTAGTATCTTTGCTGACATACATAATTTTGTCTAGTGCTCTGTCCGCAAGTTCTTCGGGTGTAAATCCTCGCCCGCTTGTTGTTATAACTTTTACTTCTCCATCAAGTATTGTGCCTTGATTATCCATACTTTTCCTCTCGTTATTGTACTGGATACCTTACTTGTCCATCTCGATAAGCATCCATTCTATTTTTAGCATCACCTAGTTGTTTAATCATAGATAATGCATCCGTGTACCGTTGTGTATAATTTGCAATAATATCGGGTTCTTCTTTCATGTATGCAGCTGCTTCCAACAAAGTTCCATACAATAGCACACTACTAAAATTATTGCCCAACCAGCTAGTGCCAGCAGTGACAATAGAAGTAGGGTAGTAAAAATAGTGAAGCTCAACAGTATAATTATCGTCTGGTGTAGGCCCCATAATAAATGTGTTATCATCAAAAACTCCGTAATATTTAGGCTTACCATAATAAGCCGAATCTGTGTCTGGGAAAGACTCCCTAATAAAATTAACGTCTTTATTTAAAAGATAAGTGTATTCATTATTACTATCAATCACAGCTATACTATAAGTTGCTAACCAATCAGAAGGCACAGACAAATATTTATTACCCGTCGATGTAGTTCCCACTTGATTACGTCTTACATCAGGAATTTGCACAGTATTAAATACGCGCTCTTCTGCTTGCTGAATAAAGGTGTCAATATCAGCCGTACTGAACTGATTCTCAGTGTAGCTTTGTACTTCCGCTACTAATTGTGTGTAGTTCATTATCTATCCTTACGCCATTGGGCCGCGGGCTTTTGTACCTTTTGTTGCTGCGCCATTACCACGAGTAACAACACCTTCTGTCTTGACATCTGTTTCAGGGTAGCCATTTGAGTTTACTGCGGGCCCTGGTTGAGGCTGCTTGTAGCTCGGTTTACAACATTTTCTATCTTTGTTCATATTATACTCCTTATCGTTTAAAACTGGTCATTGTTGGACCTGAAGGGCGACGAGGTTTTTTCTTCTTATCTTTATTTCTAGGTTTAGGCCCAGTGCTTGGTGCTTTCATAGAAGTCATGGTCGGTTCTGAAGGTCCTGCTCTTCGAGTAGGTTTAGGGGCTTCGATTTTTTTAACCGGCGCAGCTTTAGGTGCTTCTTTTTTAGTAGAACGATTAGCGATCGCGGTAATACCTGCTACAGTAACCCCTGTTTTTAATGCATCTGCTTTAGTAAAAGTTCTTGGTTTAGCCTTAGGTGATTTAGGAGTGCTAGATGTTTTACCTGGCTGTCCACTTCTTGGGGGCGTTTGTTGTGTAATTTTTTTAGTTGGATTACTTGGTTTGCCCCCTGAATTACTTGTACTATTTAAATTCTTAACGCTACCTCTTTTTTTAGTGCTTTGAATATCTTTGCGTGTTGTAGGCCCTGCTTTAACTCGCGTAGGTTTTCCAGTGCTTCCTTTTTTAATAAGTTTACTCCCATATTTTATAGCTCTTGCAATTACCATTTCTTTTCTCCTAAGTTGTTGTTACAGTAACTGTGCCAACCTGACCAGTCGCTTCTAAATCATCTTCTATTTCTAATCCCAGAGGATTATTAAGTCCTACTGGATCCCAACCCCATTGAATTTGCCGACTACTATATTCACCTGCAACTCCAAAACTTCCGTCAGGTCGTGGATCACGTAACGCCTGTGGATCTTCTACAGGATACATGCCTTGCATGTTTTGCGGTTGGTCGGGTTCCCAACATTCTTTACAAACTTTTATATTTGTATCTGTAGTTCTAATGTATAGATTTTTAAGCTCTTTCAGTTTAACTTGAAAGCCACATCTATCACATACCGCAATTGCTTTTTTCCCGGCAGTAAATCGATTACTCATTATAATCCCTTATAGAAATTGCTGACGGGGTGCAAGTCTTAAATCAGCCTTTTCTCTATCTTCAGTAGATGCTAACATCCATTGTTCTTCATATTCTTGTTTTAACATTGCCATTCTTTCAAGTGCACCCGGTATCTTTAAGCTGAGATAATAGGCTAGTCCTGCAATTAAACAGGGATAAAATCTAAACGGTATTTCCTGTGTATTAACTCCGGTTCCAGCGTCATCAATACGTTTCATATACCAATAAACAAAAGTATATGGTGTAACACTATCAGGAATAGGCCATAAAGTTATAGTCGGTGTAGTCGTTTTCCTATCGATATAAACTTGTATAGGTCTTCCTGTATCATTTTTACTTGGTATTGTAGCATACGTCGGAACGGCAATTCGAGATATACTTAAATCAGATTGTGTCGTGCCTGAACCTGTACGAATAACTTGGTCAACTAAATCAATCGTATCGGTTGGCAAATTATAAGTAGCGGTGCCTGCAACAAGTGAAATGGAGCCTGTCGTAATTGTCCATAAATTGATGCCGCGATTAGCCCACTCGGCCGTGAGTAAATTTAAACTACGTCTTGCAGTTCGTAAGTCATATCCAGTTCTAAGTTCAGCACCACATCGTTCAAATGCTTCTTCTACAATCTCGTTGAGATCTGGATTAAATGTTGTTGTTCCTGAAGTTGCCATTTTATTTTCCTAGTTTTATACAGCCTTCTGCATTCATGCAAGGCCAGTCCGAATACATTTTGCCACCACACGAATTACCTGTTACATATCTTTCTTCTACTAATTTTAGTCTAATATCTAAACCGTGTATATTTTCTACTAATGTTTCTTTTAATTTCTGCCTTTCTACTAAATTATCAGTAGAAGGTATTACTTGCCCCGCAGGGGTGATGAGCTGTGTTAAATGAGATTTTATTAAGGCTACATCTCTATTAATCGTATTTATTGAATCCACAACCCACCACATAGCTACTAATAGTAACGGAATCAAACTTATTATAATCTTGTTAAAATCCATTACTTAAGGTTTATTAACCCCACATGCTTTTCATCCATGACCAGACATCGTACCAATGATGAGATACCCATTTATCCCATACCCATGTCCAGACTAGAAGTGCAGCCCAGTGTTCCCAATCCCATTCCATATTTATCTCCTATTTCTTTTTTCGTTTAAGAGACGCAACTCTACGGGGTTTACCTGCAGGTTGCCCCAAGCTTTTCTTTTGCGCTATTCGCGA